TTACTCTTGAGTATAAAGTTTTATTTACAGGAACATTCGCCACGTTTCTTACCTCCCTTCTTTTTCTTCTTCTTTTTCTTAGTCGTAGAATGATACATGATAAGAATTAGGTATCTTAGTATATTCTAAACGAAGTTTGACCTAGTGTCTCTGGTTTTGCCAAATTGAATTGCTGTAGACAAAGATAACCAAAAGCATCAAAAGCATGGTCAACTCCTAGATTTTTATTAGGTAAACCTGTATTAGGAGCATATGTAAGTGTCCTAAGTGATTTTATTAACTCTTTACATCTTGGATGTATAAATGTTCTCTGATCTCCATTTGCGTCTAACAAAGCAGTATTAACAGCAGTAATCTTATCTCTAATCTTCCAGGGAGCTTTAGGACTTAAAACAGTAAAACCATTACGTCTGAGAATTGTATGGTCAGTAACACCAACTCCACTTGTTTTTCTTGCACTACCCGTAGGATCAGGACAAGCAATAACTCTTCGATCTACCCCATACCTTCTAACAACCTCTTCTGCAAAATCCCAAGTTGTAGCCCCACCTGTCAGCATGATTTCATCAAATACATATAGGTTATTGTCATGCTTATACGCACAAATTCCTGCCATAGGGTCAACGTTAAAGTCCAAGCCGATTAACAAAGGAAGCATATGTAGATCAGCTACCTCCTTATCAATATTTTCATCACTGAAACTAACAGCAACTAATCCAGTAAGATTCTCAAAACTAGCTTCAAATTCCTGTCTAAATGTTCTCGCATCTAATTGACCTCTAGCTGCTTCAACTTCCTCTGCTACAACATTACCCCCTTGAATAGTAGTAAAACTCCATCTCTGCCAATCATCCCATTCCTTCTCTCCGCAATAACACCACATATCATAAAACCAACTCGCAGTACCATCAGGAGTAGAAATAAACAAAGCCCATCCCTGTTTATCAGCTAAAGCAGGTCTTATAACTTCAGCCCACACATCTCTATCCATAAATGCTGCCTCATCTAAAACAACACCAGCTAAACTTCTTCCCCTCAATGCCATAGCATTTTCAGTACCCTTCAACTCAATAGTTGACCCATTAATCAATTCCAACCTTAAATCAGTCTCATTCTTACTTTGCACCCACACTTTAGGCACTAATTTCTTCAACTCTTTCCACGCAATATCCTTTGCCATCCTATAAGTAGGAGCACAATAGAAATATACCTCGCCAGGTCGATTAATAGCTCCCCTAAGCAGTTCGATACAGGATAAATAACTTTTACCAAACCTTCGCCCTGCAACCAACACTCTAAATCTTTTATCACAATTAAATACTTCCCCCTGTGCATACCTTAAACTGATTTCTGGTTTGTTTTTTACCGCCATAAACTCAAAAATAACAGATAATTCAACTAATACCCCCTATTTATAGCCTATTCCTTTACTTTTAGGTTATTATTTCATTAAATACACCTTGCAAGTAAGTCCGTGGCTTCTTCTACATTTCCAGAAAACTTTAACGATAACTCAATAACACAACCAGTAAAAAAGAAAGGTCGTTCTGCTTTCTCCGATGTCCTAAAACGTTCTCAACGTCTATACGCTAGACAGCTTGAAGGTAAAACAACTCGTCAATTAGTAATAGAACACGCAAACATAGAAGGTGTTTCAGAAACTATAGGCTGGCAAGATTGGAATAGAGTAAAAGTCTGGAATAACGAAGATTGGGAAAAAGATAGAGAAACTCTCCTACCCAGACTTCAAGCAATGAGAATAAGATTATTCAATAAAGCAGTTAAAAAAGGTCAATTACAAACAGCAGCACAGATTCTAGACTCGCTAGGCAAAGTAATAGGCGAATCCGTAGAAACCGTAAACATTCAAGCTCCAGAATTAGCTATTCGCATAGAACCAAAAAATTAATCGAAATATATTTAAGGTACCCGCCCTGGCCTATAAAAAAATATTTTGTACTACTACACCCCCCAAGTCCATAAACGTCCTTAGAAGTCCATAAACTGGACGTAGAGAGTACGTAAGGATATATAAGTAACTAAAGGTATAAGAAAATAACTCGGAGTCTATAGGAGTTAAAAAATTGTACTCGGAGTATAAAAAAAGTTCTTGGAGTCCATAGAAATATAAATAAATTATTTGTAGTATCTGATAGTAGATAATAGTATATTTTCATGTATACTAGATATAGTTACGTATTTTCTATTAGATTTGAGTATTTCTTCCAGTTCTTTAGTTTTGACTTCTGGACTAATAGCAATAACCAATTTTAGTAATACATAACTAAGTAAAAACAAAAACAAACTTCCAACCCAAACAATGAACACTATTAATTTATTTCCAGTCGAGACATTACAAACACTCGATACTAATAAAAAGAATGTGAGAGTCTCTATTGATTCCTACAATTCATATGTAAAAATCTCTGATGGTTCAAATGAGTTAAACATTATTATTGACTCTGAGATTATGCAAGCTGAGATCTTGAAAAATGTTTTGAATATTAATTTTGAGTATTCAGAAGCTAAGAAGAAATTCTTAAAACAGTTATTCAAGAATACAGTCGAGCAGATGAACAAGTTTAAGGAGGAAGAGAAAGACGAACTAGCAGCTTATTTTGTTAATAACATCAATACAGCAAGCGAGGTTAAAAAGTAATGAAAACAATTAAACACTTACAAGTAAAGGTTACTTTACCTCCTGAGCTACATTCACAAATAGTTGCTAAATGTTTAGCAGAAGAGGGAGAGATCAACCTCTCTTCTTACTTCAGGAAGTTAGCGAGGAAAGATGTAAGATGACTACTTTTATTATTTGGGGTTGTATAACAACCCTTTTATATATCTTTTTAAAAAACACTATTAACCACTATTAAAACAATGTCAAAATTAAAAACAGAAGTTATTTTTAACAATCCTGAAGATATACAAAATTCAGGATATGTTATTAAAAATCCATATGCTACAACTCAAACTTTTAATACTGAAGATGGAGCTGTAGAGATTCCAGTTTATTCTCTTATTAGAATTTTCTCTATGCTCTATGTAGGAGAAAATACAAATAGAGATACTCCTTTTTTAAGATCAGGAGCAGTAAAAGCTCTTAATAGATATTTCTCCTGTAAACATAACTACAAAACATGGAGAGAAAAACTAAGACCATTAAAAGAACAATACAAAATAAAAACTAATTAAAAAATAAGTTAAAATAAAAACTCCAGAATAAAATTAATTTTCTGGAGTATTTTTTCCTGTAAAATTTTATCAGGATTTTTTAATAAATTTTTTTTGAAATTTTTTAAAATTTTTTTGAAAAATAAAAAATATTTTTTTGAAAATAAAAAAAATAAAAATAATTAATAATAAAAAAATAATTATAAACTGAATGAATTTTTAAGCATTGAATGAAAATTTATTGAATGGCTAAAAATTGAATGAATTTTCGGGATTGAATGGTTTTATTAATAGCATGATGTTATACTGTTAATGTCTATCTATTTATTATGACTACAACAACAAAACAAAATCATGCTTTACAAAATGCCAAAGGACATATTGAAAGCATAGTTGCAAATTTTGAAGACTTTACTTTTTTAGAAAGTTTACAAGTAACAACTCAAGAAGATGAAAACAAACTAGATGAAATAAGAGAAAGCATTAATAATAGTGCTTTATCTGTTGAATTTCGTTCAGGTTGGTCAACTAATTCTGAAAAATTAGAGGTTGAAGAATTTAAAATACTTTTAACATGGGGCGGGCCTGCATTAAGAGTTATTGGAGATCTTGACCAATACAAACAAACTGAAAATATAAAGTTACAGTTTCAAGACTGGGGAACACCATGGACGGATTTTCAATTATCAGAAAATCAGGAAAATGCGTTGAATTGGTTTTGTAACTGTTTTTATTTTGGAGAATAAAACAATGAATCTTTCAACAACTCAAAAAACTTTAATAACTGAACTTATTAAAGATAAATTCAATATGAATAAAGAAAATATTCAATATTGTGAAAATTATATTAATGATTCTTTTTTAATGGAAGAAACAAAAGAAGAAAAGGAAAGAAATATAGAAAACAATAAAGAATTAATTATTAAAGTAAGAAAAGAACAAAGAGAACTTTTTAAACTTTTTAATAAATTTAGTAATTAGAGTCTTTTAATTAAGACTCTTTTTTTTCTTTACATCTTTTAAGAATTAATTTACTTACAAGTTTTTTAGATGAATCAATTTTATATACGTCAGCTATTAATGAATCCCATTCTGAATGACTTAAGTTTGAATGGTTTGAGTCTAAAACTGAATGAATGTGATGAATGAAAGTTTTTATTCCTGACATGATTGACTAATAGTTTACTTTTATGTATATAATATACTTATAGCACATTAACAAACAATGCCACTTCCAAAAAAACAATTTGATTCTTTAGAGTTTGAAAGACTCATTAAAGAAGAAAGAGTAACTAACCCTGATTACTTTAAAGGTGAAGTAGAAGACAATGGAGATTCTTTTACTGTTACTCCTAGTCCATTTTTCATGGACTTATTAAAAGCTATTAACAAGGGGGATAAATAAATGACTACTAAAACAACAAAACCAAATGTATTAATTGTTGGCTCAGGTCAAATGGGTCAAAGAATACATGAACAATGGATTGAAAAATACAATTTACTTAATCAAAGTGAATATGATTATTCAATTAAAATTGGTAAACCAAAAAAATTAATCCAATTAGAAAATATTGATAGTAGTGGTACTAGATCTATCTACAATTACCTAGTTAACCATAAGCAAGAAAGTCTACCTTTAAAGGTATTTAATGATATAGGTTTATTCCTATGGAATCATTTATATGACCCTAATACAGGTACAACACCAATACATTTATTCTTACTACAACAAGACTGTGGATTAGGAATAATTTTACCTCAAGATAATACTGAGAATGGATTTTCTTTTAGACAAGATAATCCTTTAGAAAAAATATATTTAGATGGTATTGATAAATGAAAATAAATCATCAAAAAATAGCATTAGTTGAGACTTTTATTAACTTCTATAAGTCTAAAGATAAAGCCTTAGATGAGTTTTTAAAATCAGATATTCTTTGGTTTGCTACTGGTTTAACAAATGTTGAATTTGAAGCCTGTAAAGAAGTAGCTAAAGACTATGTACAAAAGGAGTTTTTAGCTAATGATTAATCCTAATAAAAAATACAAATTTGTTGATAAAGATTTAGTCAATGGATTTGTTGTATTAACTGGAAAAGAATTAAATGCAATTTTAGAAAAATCTTACAAAGAACATATGGAGTCAAAAAATGAATAAAACAGAATTTACTGAAGTAAGATTGCCTATTTACTGGGCATCTTACATAGCTAATGGTGATGAATCAGGTTTAGAAGATGGTGAAAAAGAATTGGTAGATAGTACTTTAAAATTTCTTGAATTGAATAGAAGTCATTGTGCTGATGTTAAAGAAGACATTTCTTTTGAACTACCACCTAGTTATTTAAGTGATTTATTAGCAGGTGATTATTGTACTTACATTTTTTATGAATTATGAAACTCAAAAAAACTAGAAAAGAAAGAAAGTGTTATTCATGTAAATCATCAATTAATAAGGGTGAATTATATGGTCAAAAAAGTATAGCTTTAGGAGAAAAAGTTAATGGAGAATCAGAAACTTTTGATGGTATAAATGTAGTGGTTAATTACATGAGAATACCAGTATCAATGTGTCAATGTTGTTTGGAGAATAAATAATGACATATCAATGTAAACAAGTTGATATAGGGAATAAATGCGTAGAGTGTTTAAGGTCAACTTCTTTTGGTACAGGTTTATTTGTAAATAGAATACCTGCTGATAATGATAAATATTTAGGTTGGTTATGTCCAGAATGTAATTTTCATGAGTGTGATCGCTGTGATGAAAAGATTTATTTTGATGAAGATTGCACTCCTTATGATGTTTATTTAGACCATGAACCAAGTGAATTTTCTGATGGTTCATATAGGGTTCATTATGACTGTCTAACTGAAAAAGAAAAAGAAATTATGGAGATGAATAATGCTTGATAAAGATAACTGGGAAGAAAATAAAGTTGAAGCTAAAGAGTTAGCTCAAGAATTTATTTATGATGAAAAAAGAAAAAGTGAGTGTATAAAGTATTTTATTTCTCACTTTAAAATCAGTAGTGCTACTGCCTATAGATGGTATGAAAAGATTTATAATGAATTATCTATACCTAGTATTGATAAAGCTAATAAGTTAGCTGAATATAAAGCTTTTGTAGAGTTTCAAATAGAAGAATCAATGAAAGATATGGAAAAATTACCAATAGGAGAAAAGATAGATATATTTTCAAAAATAACGAAATTAAAAAAGGAACTTAGAAAATTATGAAATTAACTAAAAAACAAAAACAATTACTAATTGATTTAATTGATGGATATATTTATCCGAGAGATTTAATTGATGATTATGAAGAGTTTTTAAAAATAAGAAAAATTTTAGACCCTACAAATACTTGGATAGATAATTTTCAATATGGATATTATGAAAAACTTATGAGAAATTCTCATGAGAATCACTAATTAATTAACTGGCATTAAAGTTTTTTTGGATAAAGTTTTCTTTATGTAAGTCCAGTACTTTCCAAATACAAAAATCTTATGAAAAGTTCATTTACTAATGATGAATTAGATCAATTATATGATTTAGTTCGAGATAAACATGATGATGTTATGTGTGGAGATTGGATAGCTGTAAAGCTAGATATAGCTGATCTTCACTTACTTATGAGTAAACTAATCTATCAACAAAAAGGATTAAAAAGATGATTGATAACCCATTACCAGATCAGGTTATGAATTGGGATAATAATTTATTTATTTCTGATCAATTTAATGAACATTGCATTAATAGAGCTAAAGAAATAGCTTTAGAATTTAATTTATTACCTGAATTAATTAATGACTTTTCTGAATATTACGTAGAAGTGTGTAAAGATTCAGATGAAGGTTATAGCTTAGTAAATGATAAAAGTTTAATAGATGATTGGTGGGAGGAAAATTCAGATATGTATGAAGATCCATCACCTTATCAAGACTATGAACCTACAGATTTAGAAATGAGGAATTATTTAAATGAGTAAACATTATCAATTAAGAGTCACTTCGATGACTTCACATTATCTGTATATAACTACACCTGATGATGTAACAGAAGAAGATATATGTGAACATTGGAGAGAATTTGATGGAGGAGATTTTTCAACAGAAGATGATGGAGATTGGGAGTATTCAGATATTCTTGAAGTTGAGAAAGATGAGATTGATTCTTTTCATGTTGAGTGGGATAAAGAATAATTACTTCTTAGTTTTTTCTAGGAAATCATGTATAGCTTCTCTGATTAAAAAACCTATTGAGAGTCCTGCTCTTGATAGGTCTTTTAATTGATCATATTCATCTTCATCAACAGAGACACTAATTCTTTTTAAATTTTTACTCATAATAAATAATATTTATATAT